ATAACCCAATAAATTATGCTTTGGACACCCACCAAATTCTCTACGAATCGCAGTTAAAGGATCTGAATATTTTTGTAATGCTTTCCCTCTTGCTTTTAAATCAATATTATAAGGAGCATTTTCTGAATAAAAATCAATACAATGAGAAGACTTTCTTATAATTTTTTTCAATAACGTTGTAATTTCAATCGTATCTGATTGTTTATGATGTTTATAATGAGTATGTATATCACCAAATAATAATATTTTTTTCTCAATATCATTTACATTTATCTTATAATAATGTAACGAGATAGGTCCACCTATTTTAGTAGTTTGACTTGTTATCATTATTTTTTTACCTATATATCCAGTTTTATTAACACATCGTTTTGTCTTAGGATTGTATATTTTACCCGGCGGACAACGATAGTTAAAATCAATTATTTTATTAGAATCGCTACTCTTAGGTTTTCTAGGTTTTCTTTTAGTTTTTCTACGACATCGTTTTTGTTTCACCGTTTTATTCATTTCACAAAAAATAGAACTATCTTTTTTATTCTCTACTTTCATACATCGCCCTGTCTTTTGATTTATTCCACAGAGCATATATATATATTATTGAATTATTTTTTTCAAATTCATAAGTTGATATTGAATAATTGTATCTATATCTTCTATTGATGATGAATCTCTCCATGGAATTTTATTACCTTTTTCATTAATTATAGGTCTTTCTTGATCAAATCTACCAAAAGCTAAATAACCATATTGATCAATTCTACGCAAATGTTTTTTACAATAATCAGACTCCGATTGTGATATTATCGTACATCTTAAATCAGAATATCTAGGACCCATAATACGGGCGCAACATTGATTCTCTTTCGCTATTACTTTTTTATTCGTTGTATCTTTAAAGAATTCATTTTCTGATAGTTTATCTTGAATTCTTTCCTCAATAAATGAAATATATTCCTCTCGATCTATTTTATCAGATATTGTTTCATAATATTCAGATAAATCATTCAATAACTCTTTTTCAAGTTTAATCTTGATTAATGATAATACATCCATTATTAGTTCATTCATTAATTAATCAAATGGAATTAGAAAATCAAATTTATTACGACGAATAACATCTTGAATACATTTATCAATACAATCTTCAACTATTCGGTCAATCATCATATTATTAATTTCAGAATGAATATAAGTAAATACTTTCATTGTAAAACTTTCGGGTATATATATATCGTTATATTCGGAATTAATTAATTGATGTAATTTATCTTGAAAATTATTAGGAATAATTATTTTCTTTTTCGATACTTGTTTTTCATTTGCTAATAAATGAGGATTTGCGATTAATCTTAATTGTTCCATTAATAAATAATATGAAGAATAGGATTATTATAATATCCTTTATTTATGTATTTTAAGTTTAAATATAATTTAGTAGGAAGATCTTTGAATTTTTCAGAAACAATGGTATTTTCATGGAAAATAATACCATAAGTATTATCATGTTCTTGTAATATTTTTGAAAAATTTATTAATTTTGAACTTAAATAAGTATCTAAATCTTGAATAAATTTTATATCTTTTGTTTCTTTTAATTTTACAAAATATTTTTGTGATGGTAATTGAATAATTTCACTTGTACATGAAAATGATAAACCATTCAATGATATATTGTTTTTGGAATAATTTAATTTATAATGATTCGGATATTCATAAATATAAATATTAGATAAAGAAATAGTATTTATATCTTTTATTAGTAGATTACTCATTATATAAAAAGGCATCTTAATTATGACTATTAAACCCGCAATAATAATAGAGAGAGCTTTACAATCCAATAATTGTCCAAATTTAATTCTTTATGGTGATAAACAAGTTGGTAAAAATTATGAATTAATGAAAATATTAAATGATATTATCCCTGAAAAATTAAATAAAATCATTAAAGAAAAAGATATAACTAGAATTACAAATTTATTATATACAATCTTTGATTTAAATGAATTATCAAATAAAACTAGTATAGATTTTTTTAATATAATTTTAGAATTAGTTCAATCTAAAAATTATTACTATGAAAAATCGTATCGGATAATAATATTCAAAAATTTTAATTGTATTAAACAATCAATCCAACAAAAATTAAGAGTGATTATCGAAAAATACAGATCAACAACTATTTTTATTCTTATTACTCATAAATTTGGTTCTATTATGAATCCTATTCAAAGTCGCTGTTTATGTATAAGATTCCCTGGACTAACACATTCTAAAAAGAGAAAATTAATAAGAGATATAGTCCCTGATAAGTCATATCAAATAAGATCCTCAATTTATGATAAATCTTATAAAACAAATAATATATCTGATATAGAAATCTATTCTAAATTTTATGGATTCAATAATTTTAATACACCCTATGAAATTATCATTCATCAATTTGAATTGATCCTGAATAAAAATAAATTAATCAAAAAAGACATAATTTGGATGAAAGATATATCATACAAAATACAAAAATATAATTTATATAATTTCTATACTGAATTTCTTATTCTTTTATTGAATAATTCTAGATTTACATTTCAACAAAAAATAAAATTAATTCAATTATTCTCAACATCAGAACACAAATTTATTCAATCGTATCGTTCTTTAATACACATTGAATCATTATTTTTCAAAATATATCAATTACTTGCCTGAAACAACGAAATAGACTACAACGAGGAAGAATAAGTTCATGTCCTTAGAAGTGCAGCAAGCCCATAATAAGGCGAGCCAAAGGAAAAGACGAACTATAGCGTAATCCATAATAGCATTCAATGGATTAAGGACGGGGCCTAATACAGATTTAATCTGCGCGTCAAGCTGGGAACCTAATACTTCCGTAGGGGCAAAGTGAACAAGAATTAAGGCAACTAACAACATTTCAATCGGTTTACGATTTTTCGTAACAATAGAACCAATAGAATCCATTTATTTTATACATTAAAAAATATTTTTTTTTTGGAGAAATTATTTAAACTAATTGTATTAATTGTAAATTAATTTAAATAATTTTGATGAATTATTATCAAATCTTAAATATTGATCAATGTTGTTCAACGAAAGAAATCAAAAAACATTATTATCGGATGGCAAAACAATATCATCCGGATAAAAATAAAAATATTTCAGATGAAAATTTTAAATATTTATCAGAAGCTTATACAACTTTATCAAATCCAAAAAAGAGATATATCTATGATTTAAAACTTAAATTAAAAGATAATTTCGGAGAAGATTTTATTCATCATTTTTCAGATATAGAACTTGAAATTTTAGATAATTATTATCAAAAATTATCAGAATCTACAGAATTTAAATTTATGAAATTATTATTTCATTCTTTACCTACAAAAATGAAATGGAATCTTAAAAAGAAATTTCAAAAACAAGTACAATCTTATTCTTTATTATCTCTTTCTGATATAAAATATATTCATGCCAACCATTTAATAGATAATTATACTCTTTATCTTCAAAGAAATCTTAACGATGTCTATCAAAATATATGCAAAGAAATTATAGTTATTTGTAATTCAACAACGTATCATTTATTTATTACTCACAGTGATTACTTAATCAAACTCTATAATTCAGAAAGGAGTTTTATCAATATTCATATTGAAACGGTTGTACCAAATCAATACACTTTAAATGGTTGTGATTTATATTACAATCATAAGATAAATTTATATCAATATTATTTTGAAGATAGATTTGAAATTTATTTACCAAATAATTTTTGTATCAATCTTAAGAATACTGAAGAATTTAATACATCGTTACAAATTCCAAAATACGGTTTAAAAGATATAAATAATCAACGAGGTAATTTATATATTTATAAAAATATAGATTTAACAATTCAAAATAAAAATAATTATCGTGAAATCTTAAAAGAAATCTTTAATTAAAAATCTAATAATTATTATTATGTTAACCAAAGAATCCCATGAATTAATAAAATCTTTCTTAGGTAATTCTGATATAAAATCTTTACTCAAAAATCAACAATTAAAAGCATTATTTAATTCATTAAAACAACAATCGTATACGAATTCATTTGTTAAAGTTCGTCATGGAATAAAATTATTTCCTCAATCCTATTTTTTAGCGAAGACTTTATCCTCAAAATTATCTGAAGAAAAAGATACTCTGACATTGAATTGGACAACAACGAATTCAAATAATCATTCTATAACATGTGAATTAAATATTTATCTTGAAGATAGAGAGAAACCTTTTCCAAATACTAAATTATTAGTAGAAGCTTTATCATTATTATTTGCTTTGACTGATAAAAAAAAACGATTTACAATTCATTTAGCACTTTTAAATGATAGAAAATTAATTCGTAAAAATCAAAAACATATCACAAAAAAAAATGTAAATTCGGGTTCATGTTCATTTACAGATACAGAAGCGGAAATCTGCGTATGGAGAAAAGAGGAAGCGATCAAAGTTTTATTTCATGAATGTATCCACGCATTAAGATTTTCTCATCTTAATTCTGATGATGATATTACTCATAAATTATGTCAAAAATATAATTTAGAATCGAAAGCAATTCTAATTGATGAATCTTATACTGAAATATGGGCAAAGATATTGAATTGTTATTTAGTATCTCATTTAGTAAATGCTTCAGATATGTATCAACATTTTTGTACAATGTTAGCTATAGAAAAAGAGTTTTCATTGTATCAAGCTAATAAAGTAAGAATGATCGCTAAAAAATTAAAAACAAAAAATAAATATGCGAACTTAGATTCAGATACAAATGTAACTGCTTATTTTATCGTTGTTGCTGAAATTTTTGATCATTTTAATGAATTCTTAACAATCTGTGGAACAAATCCGTATCTGAAAGAGACTTATAAATGTAAAGAGTTTTTGCTTACTACAAATACTATTAAAAAAAGAAAAGTTAAACAATCAGATAAATTTTATAATACTATGAGAATGTCTGTCATAGAATTAAAACTTTGAAAAATTATATTATAAAAATTATATTATAAAAAAAAATATCTCTAAACTACACCCATTATATATATATCTATCTAAAACTACATCATCAAATATTTTTAAGCAGTCGGGTATACACCCTCCTTGTTCGGAAAGTGAACCTTCATGAACTTCTGGAGATTAAAGAAGGTAAGATCATCATCCTTGCTCATCTTGAGAAGCTTACGGAGAGGAGCATCAGCCTTAATATGACGCTTATCGGCCGGATTCTGAAGATTCTTTTCCTTGCAGTAATCATGGATGCGCTTCGTGACATCAGTACGCGAAATGAGTTCATCCTTCTTTAGACTAAGGAACTTACGCATCTCATCCGATACGGGACCTTCCTTAGCAAAGCCCGACTTAGGAGCGTTGGGATCACGCGGCTTACGCGGACCCTTTCCACGCAACTTCTTGGCAGTTGCCTTGTGATCCTTGTGAACCTGCTTCTCGAGCTTCTGAAGACGAGACTTCAGGTTTCTAATCGTGGTAAGAGCATTATCGAGCTCACTTACAACAGCAGTAAACTCCTCAAGGTAAGGAGTATCGGAAACTACTGGAGCCTCGGCCTGGACCGGAGCCTCGGTAGGAGTTACAGTCGGTTCCGGAGCCGGAGCCGGAGCCGGAGCCGGAGCCGGAGAAGGGGTAGATTCCTTCTTGGTATTCTTTGGCTTCTTGGAAGCAGTAGACTTCTTATTCTTAGTAGGAGGCATTTTTATATCTGTTATTTAGTTTTTTTTTATTTCAATTAACCGCACTTATTATACTACTCTTAATCTAATTAAGTTTTAAGTAGTTTAACACTAAATCAAATTTTTATTAAAAAATACAAGATAAAATTAAAAATTCTGCATCATAAATCCGAGCCAATCAATATGAGCATGATAACATGGTTGTGAAACATATCCGAAAGATATTAAGAAATACATAAATCCTAATTTTCTATCAGAATCTGTGCTTGCTTGAGTAAATTTCATAACTTCATGAATAATTAGTTCTTGAAGATCTTCTTTACACCCATAATTCATTACTTCAATCATAGGAGTCTTAAATATATCAGCGTTGGGAGGACAAATATTACATTTCATTTCATGATTTAATTGGCTTCTGTAATTCCAAATATCTTCAAGTTGTTTGTATAATTCTTTTAATCTGCGAACACTTAATGATGTAAACCATTCAATATGACATGTATAACCTGATTGTTCAATAAATGAAAATAAATCAACAATCTTTTGTTTAATTGTTTCTTTACGATCTCTTTCAATTGTATCAGTTAAATTTTCATAAGATGGATCTTGTTTCAAAAGTATTAATTTATCTGTTATATCTTTCTTAATATTTTCAGGGACAGGTTCTGTTGTATAAGGATTAGGAAAACCCATCTGAAATAATTTTTCTAATGATCTTATATCAAAACCCCATCTTATATCTTTATTATCAACATAAGAATAAAAATATTTTGAAGGAATATCTTTCAATAAATCATACGTATAAAAATCTTCTTCATTATTACAATTTTGACTCTTTAATTTAATACGAGCAATATTTCCACGAACTAAGGATTGTATCTTTATAATATTAATTAATTGATTATTATCATCATAATAACCATTCAATGATGTAATATGATTCTTTATTTCTTCAAAAATTTCTTCTTTTGAACCAATTATAGAAGTCCTTCTCATTTTATTGCGACGATATTTTATTAAATCATTCTTCAAATAATCCTTTGATAAACCTGTAAATCTTTCAGGTATAATTGTATCATTTGATAATAAATATTCTCTGCGATGCTTATAACAATAATTTCCATATTTACATTTTCCGGAACATGGACTTTGATTTTCTAAAATAAAACAACATTGATTCATCCTCCTTTTAATATTTCTATTGAAAAATATTTAAATAAGTTCATCAATTAGTTCATTTCTTTCAAAAAAGATAATGTTTATTTCATTTTATCACTCAAAACTACTTAAAAATTTGATTTGATAGAATTATTGAATAAGAAGTAGATAAAAAGTAGAGATAAAAATAAACAGAAACTAAAAGAACTAAAAAACAAAAGAACTAAAGAACTAAAAAACAAAAGAACTAAAGAACTAAAGAACTAAAAGAACTAATAAAAAGATGAGTGATTTCAAGCCTACTCTTCCTAAGGACTTTGATGTTTCTAAGGTCCAATTCAATCAGATAAAGACAATGCCTAGCGGAGCAAAGCTAGTCTTTATGACTTACAACGGGGGTCCGATTTATCTTCAGTCTCCTGAAATGACAGTTACTTTTGATCCTCAAGTGTTTTCGGATGATGATAAGAACTGTAAATACAATGTAAAGGCTTCGGTTAATATGTCAAATGAAGCATCAAAGGTCTTCCATGATAAGATGACTGAATTTGATAAGATGCTCCGATCGGCAGCAATTAAGAATTCTGTTGAATGGTTTAAGAAGAAGAATGTATCGGATGATGTCGTAGATTCTATGTTTAATCCTACGATTAAGGTTTCGGTTGATTCTGAAACTGGAGAACCAAATGGTCGCTTTCCACCTACCTTCGGCTTTAAGGTAAAGAAGAGGGATGGCAAGATTCAGTGTGCTTGTTTCGATGGTTCTGGGGGTAGCCCACCTCCTGAATTCAACTTCAATGATAAGGAAGCAGATGATTATAAGGATTTTGAGAAGTGTTTCAAGAAGAATGCTCTTGTAAAGGGTCTATTCAAGTGCGAGTTTGTGTGGCATTCTCCGGGTAAGTTTGGATGCTCATGGAGTGCTCAACAGCTTCGCATTAAGGTTCCTAGGGGTTTTGATGAATTCGCATTTGTGGATGATTCTGATGAGGAGGGTAGTGGTGAGAAGCTCCCTGATGGAAACTTTGTGGATACTGACTCTGATGAGGAGGGTGAGGTTGATCGTAGCTAATAAAGTAATAAATAATTAATATTTAATCTTAAATCGTGTGTAATTAAATATCTTAGTAAAATATAAAATTTAAAATAGATAATTTATTTTTTTATTGATAATCATTTATGTTTACAGTAACAGTATATGATTTATTATCGGGTTGCCAAATACTCATGAGACACTTATCAAATTGCGGTTTTGATACTTTTTTCCCCCTTGTTCTCTGAATCCATTCATTAGTAAGTTTCCTTACATTAGTCTTATTTTGTTTTTTTTCAAAATCTCTTTTAGTACCTCCTCTTAATCTTAATACAAGATGAAGAGTTGATTCTTTTTGAATATTATAATCTGATAAGGTTCTTCCATCTTCTAATTGTTTCCCTGCGAAAATTAATCTTTGCTGATCTGGAGGAATACCTTCTTTATCCTGAATTTTAGCTTTAACATTTTCAATAGAATCAGAGCCCTCAACTTCAAGTGTAATTGTTTTACCAGTTAAAGTCTTTACAAAAATCTGCATTTTAATATATTTAAATATATTATTTTATTTTTAAGTTATTTTTTCCGATTAGATTTTCTTCTCTTTGATTTTCTTCTCGATGATTTTCTTCTCGATGATTTTCTCCTCGATGATTTTCTCCTCGATGATTTTCTCCTCAATGATTTTCTTCCGCCGCCTCGGCCGCCTCCACGTCCTGCGGACTTCATCCTCGCACTCCTCTCCGTGTCGCTGATGGGGTAGGGCGGGCGCCGCCTCTGCGCCCCCATTGCCGCAGAGGCGGCCGCGGCGGGCGGCACCGCCTCTGGTAGCGCCGCGCCCGCGCCGCCGCCGAGTTGAGCGACGATCTCCCTCACCTGGTCCATCCTGAGGGTGCTGAGCTCGGGGATGTGGACGCCCTGATCCGTGGCCATCTCCTGGATCTGCGCCTCGATGCTCGCCGGGTCCTCGCCCATCTCGCGCACCATGATGTACGTCGAGAGACGTCCCGCAAGCTCCTTCCGCAGCGCGGCTGAGGTGGCGGCCGCGGCGCCGTGGCCCACAGCTGCCGAACCCATACTTGCTCCAGAACCCGGTGTCCTGGAACTCACCGCTGTGGAGTGGGGGGTGGTGCCGAGCACGGTGAAAACGACGGTATTTCCGAGATTTCTCAGGTGGGCACGGATGGCCTTGCGGGTGTCCACCAGCTCGCCTTGCACCGCGACGATGCGGCAGCCTTCCACGATGCCGGCGAGCTCGGCGGGGCCGCCCGGGGTGACATTGATGATGCTGCCCTGCTCATCGAGATCCATCCCGAAACCAGCGCGATCCTGGCTCAGCTTCTGAAGCTTGTAGAGCTTAACACCCGACTCTCTCGTGGAAGGAGCAGGAGAGGAATGGCGGCTGGGGACGAGAACGGTGAACTCGACGGTTTCTCCGAGATTGTTCAGCCGGGCCTTGATGTCCTCGCGGCTGTTCACCGGCTCGCCTTGCACCGCGAGGATGAAGCAGTCTTTCACGATGCCGGCTCCGTCGGCGGGGCCGCCCAGCTTGACATTGATGATGCCGCCATCCCTATCGAGATTCATCCCGAATCCCATGCGCGAGTCCTTCTGAAGCGTGAAGAGCTTAACACCCGACTCTCTCGCGGAAGGAGCAGGAGAGGAATGGCGGCTCAGGATCTCTTCCGCCATGTGCAAATCGCCCCCGACAGCCCGCAGCAGCTCGTCGGCTTTAGCGCCCGTCACGCCATACTTCTTGACGAGGTCGCTGACAG